TATTATTCGATCCTGCAAGTGTAAGGTTTTCAACATTTTATGCAACAGTTGTAGCAGGGACAACAATAACGCTAGATTCCCCAATAGATTTCGCATATCCAGACGGAACGTTTGTAGACGTAGCGATTACAGATTTGTCCGTAAACGGAGCTTCAACCTCTCAGGTGTTTGGACTGCGTGGGACTGGTACACCTCCCGGCGTAGAATTAACGATGCATGTAACTAGAATAATCTTTCAGATGATAACGGGTTCAGCTGTGGATTTAAGCTTATTCGGGAATATATCGAAATTAACTAATGGGTTGTTACTAAGAACACGGAATGGGAAATATAAGAATGTATTTAATGTGAAAGACAATGCAGAAATAGCGGGGGTCATGTATGATTGGAATCCTTTTGCGGCAACTAACCCAGTACAAGGCATAGACGGCTTTGTCTCACGGCTAACATTCGGGAGCCCTGGTAAAATAGGAGTTGTTATACATTTGCCGATTGGTGAAGATTTAGAAGTCCATGTTCAAGATGATCTTACGGGGATAACAAGTTTTAAAATGTGGGCTGAGGGGCATATAGTAGAAGAATGAGTAAACATGTTGATAAACAAAGAGGGGAACAGTGAACAATGAAAACTTAAAACCGTTTAAGCCGGGGGTCTCTGGGAATCCAAAAGGCCGGCCTCCAAAAGAGCACTGTCTTACGGACTTGTTAAAAGAAGCTCTTGAGCAGGAGCATAATAAAACAGGCAAAACAAAAAAGCAAATGATTATCGACAAAATGTATGAGTTAGCAAATGAGGGAGACGTATCTATCCTAAAGTATCTATTTGACAGGATAGACGGTAAACCTTTACAGCAGATAGAGACAAAAATATTAGAAGAAGAAGCGGATATGAGTAGATACACAGATGAGGAGCTTGAACAGCTTGCAGAGCTTAATAGAAAAGCCAGATCTTAGAAATGCTAGATTAGCAGAGTTGACCCTTGCGAGAAAATCCTTATGGCAGTATTGCCGAACCTTGTCCCCTGACTATTACAAAGAAGATAGACCACATTTAAAAATACTATGCGAAACGCTACAATCCTTTTATCAGAGGGAGCTATTAAAAGAAGATGGATCTTATTACACAAAACTAATAATTGAGCTACCACCTCAACACGGCAAATCTCGAACACTGACTAATTTCTGTAGTTGGATATTAGGGCATAACCAAGAAGAAAGAATAATCACAGGCTCATATAATGATGATACAGCGCAAGACTTCTCAAAATACACAAGGAATATAATTCAAGGTGAAAGCAATACAGGAGAAATAGTATATAGTGATATTTTCCCTAAAACAAAGATAAAACGAGGGGATTCATCATATAAACAGTGGGCGCTAGAAGGGCAATTTTTTAACTATAAAGGATGTGGTATAAACGGAACAGTAACAGGGAAAGGTGCTTCGGTTAGGATAATAGACGATCCAGTTAAATCGGCAGAGATAGCGTACAATGTTAATGCGCTTGATAAGATATGGTTATGGTATACTGGAACATGGTTATCAAGGCGTGGGGAATCTGAGGTGTTAGATATTATTTGCAACACCCCGTGGGCTAAACAAGACCCAACAGGAAGGTTGTTAGAATTACAGCCGGGGAAATGGTTTAAAATAACGATGCCTGTAATAGATAAAGACGGGAATATGCTATGTGGCTCTATGCTGGACAATGAAGCATATGAAGATATTAAAAGTGTTGCTGATGAGCATATCCATGCAGCAAACTATTTAATGCAAAGGTTGGATATTAAAGGCAAGCTATATAAAAGTTTTCTTGAATATAGTGAATTGCCAAAGAATCAAAACGGCCAACTTATATCAGAGGGCAAATATAGTTATACAGACACAGCCGATGAGGGGGATGATTTTCTTTGTCATATTGCAGGGATAAAGAGCCAAGGATATATGTATGTCACCGAGGTAATATATACTCAAGATGCTCAAGAGGCAACAGAGCCATTAACGGCCGAGTGTCTAATAAAGAACCAAACAAGAGTCGCTTATATTGAATCTAACAATGGGGGGCGTGGATTTGCAAGGAATGTTCAAACTATAGTAAAAGGGAAGAGAGGAATTACAAATGTGGTCTGGTTCCATCAAAGCAAAAATAAAATATCAAGAATATTGACCAACGCCCCTACAGTAATGGGGAAAGTGATGTTCCCTGTAGGGTGGAAAGAAAAATGGCCGGGATTCTATAATGCATTAAATACATATATGAAAACAGGCAAAAACAAACACGATGATGCGCCCGATACAATCACTGGATTAGTAGAAAAAACATTGATTTCAGGAACGCCTACAATCTCCGCAACACCTAATAGGTGATATTAACCACACTTATCAGGTAAAAAATACCATATTACATGACAAAGTATAAAATACATGATAAAATCTTAATATGCAGACTACTGAAGATATAATTAAAGCAATAGAGAACGACGATTTTGCAGTTACTTCATTGATGTTGCGGGATCTTATAGAAACACATTTGACAGGTGAAGGGAAGCACATAAAAGATTTATGGAAGCGTTACACCCTTGAAGATGTTCCTATCTATCACCACAAGGTAGCTAATTACACAAAAGTAAATGAAAAACTAGCACATGATTTCTATGCCGATGTTGTGGACACTAAAACTGGGTACATGGGAAATGAAGTAACAACATCAATAAACAGAGAAACATATAAAACAAATAACGTAGTAAATGAATCTGAATACTCAAAAGATCGGTTGTTTTTGCACGATTGGAACAGGTCTGTATATAGTGAAGATAAAAACAGCGAACAAGTGAGAGATGCCGGAGCCGTTGGTTGTGGTTATAGATTGTTATATGTCCCAGAAGGGTTAAATGAGGTCAAAATGATGAACCTGAACCCGTGGGAGGTGATCTATGTTTATGACCAAAGTCTCGATGAGGCTGTTGTAGCAATCAGGTATTGGTTCATTGATGTAAAAGATATAGGTGGCAAACTCAGCAAAACAACCGTTGTTGAGTGGTATGATAAAGAATATGTAACATATTATATAAGTGACGATTTTAAGGATTTCCATATTGACCTTACAAAAGGATTTGAGGGGATACAGCCACATTTATTTAATGGTGTTCCAATATTCCCATTTTCTAACAACGGTCTAAGAAAAGCAGAACCAGAGAAAGTATTAAGCTTAATTGATGCATACGATTTGATTATGTCAGCCACCACATCAGAGATAGAACAGTTTAGACTTGCTTATATGTATGCTAAAGGATCAGGGCTTTTTATAGACAATGAATATATCAAAAGCTTAGAGCAAACAGGGATCTTCCCTCTTGGTGAAGGTGGGGAAATAGGATTCGTAAATAAACAAATGGCCATTGAAGGGGTTAAAACTATCGTTGATGAGATACGCCGGAACATATACGGGTTTTCTAAGTCTATCGATATGAATAAGGATTTTGGCGGGGATATCAGAGTTATAGGCTGGCAAGTTGCGTTACTCCCTCTTGAAAATAGTTGTAAGGTAACAGAAAGGAAGTTCAAGAAAACACTTCTACAACAGTATATTATGCTAACAGATTACTGGCGAGAGTTCCAAAAAGTTGATATAGACCCATTTGCAATTGAATTTACATTTACACGAAACTTCCCTAAAGATATACAATCAGAAGCGGAAACGCTGAACCTATTATTAACAGCAGTTAGTAAAGAGACCGCATATAGCCAAATGTCTTTTATAGATGATCCAGAAGCAGAAATCGCAAAAATGGAAGAAGAAATAGACCCATTTAGAGGGGCAGATGAACCAGGTCTACTTGGGGAGCTAGGGGAAGCAACAGAAGGTGCTCAAAGTGGTGAGGAAATCCAAAAGAAAGCGTTAAACGGGGCACAAATTACAGCAATCAAAGATATAGTGAAAAGTGTATCTATGGGAGAACTTACAAAATCAGCAGCTATAGACTTAATACAGGTTGCGTTCCCAGATATAGACAAAGCGGTAATAGTGAAAATGATAAACTCAGCAGGGAGTATTAAAATAGAAAATGGCAACTAGAGACCTAGCAACCAACAGTAAAAAATCTCTAGATAAAGCAGATAGGCTAATTAACTTCACTGATAAAGAATTAGTGGCTTCATATAAAGCAGCACTAAAAGAAGTCCGGCAGAAAATAGCTAGTCTATATGAAAAGCT